CGGTGTCTGCCCCGGAAGCTATGTCGGTGTCGATGAAGGCATAAGTGAAAGTTGTGGTGCTTGGCACCGTTGTCACATACCATTGCCCGTTCAGCTTGGTATTAGTCCCGAAAGCAATATTGACCACTGCGCCGATTTGCAACCCATGCGGGGCGGCAGTCGTCACGGTCACCACGTCGCCTGAAAGCGCCACATTGGCGATGCCGCCGCCGACTGCCGTGGGCGACACTCCCGTGATGCTGACGATGTTTTGCGGGAGCAGGCCATGAGGCAGAGAGGTAGTGACGGTCGCGATGCCCGATTGCGTCTCGTTGTTGAGCACAATCGATACAATGTTGAGCGGAAGATAATAAGCAGGAACGTTGGCAATTTGCGCTTGATATCCCACTTGAAGTCCATGAGGGGTCGCGGTGTTTGCCGTTACCGTGTTGCCCCCACGCACCAGGCTGTTGCCTTGCACTGTGAGAGTCCCGCCTGTATCTGGTCCAAGGATCGTTCCGAAATAATACATCGTGAACCCGGTCAGGACCGCACCCGTGTAGATCAGCGAAGCTATCGGGCTGCCCACGTTGTAAGTGCCACTTAGATAATTGACTGTCTCGTCGACGGCGAGCGATGCGCCTGGGACTGTGAGCGTAAGGTTCAGAAATTGATAGTAGGTCATCCCTCCGACAACATAGGGGCTTGTCGCCACAGCGGATGAGATAGCGAGCGTGGACAGCGAGGAGGCCGAGAGATTAGATGGAGGCAGCGCAACAGAAACCACGGTCGGCGGTGCTGCCGGTCCATCCTGAGTCACGCGCCAGATGTTGCCTGTATTGCTCGTGCCATCGTACTGGATCGGAATATCCGCTCCGTGCACGCCATCGGAAAGCGCGATATATTCCCGCCCGAAAGCCGTGCAGCTGGATGCCGTGGTTGCGGTCGAATTAAACAGGACCGTGGCTACTCCTGGGTCGTTAGTGAAGTCCTCGACCCAAAGCGTGCCGTCATTGGTCAGGTACAGGTTCTTAACCGTTTTCGACGGAGTGACGAAGCTCTTCTCGTAGGTGATTTTCGTCGATGCGCGAAGAGCAGCAACAAAGACACGCCGATAGCCAGGCCTCGTGAACACGGAGCCGGGCAGATAGCAGATGTCTCCATTGTCGGGCGAAATTCCTTCAGGGATGTCGGAGGGTGAAAGCTCCGTATCGAGAGAAGAGAACAGCGACAGCGGGACATCGATCGAATCAGCGCTGGGGATCGCCAAGGCTCACCCCTAGATAGGATTCTTTGAGAAGCAAGCCGTGAACGACAGCGCCGTGACGCCCAGAGACGCATAGGTGACGTTTCCGGCCTCTGTGCCATAGGTAGCGAAGGTCTGAACCTTCCCGTTCTTCTGCGTGGTCCCCGGCGAGAATGTGAAGGCTAGACCAGACGCTGTTGTTCCTGCCGCCGTGGTCTCATAGATCCGCACATCGTCGGGAAGATTCGAGGAAGGGATGGGCGGTCCTGCGATACCCGCGAACGAGAGCACGTCGCCATGACCAGTAGCAGGAACGCTGCCGCTAACGGCGATAGTTCCCCGCACAACAAAATGATTTCCAGTGAAATCGACCGATTTAGCTGTTGCAACTAATGACACGATGCCCTCCTAGGAAGATCCTGAGTATCACCACACTCCCCAGCCGCGGTGTCTACCGCTCGAATAGCCGGGTCTGCGGTGGTTGCCCCTTTGTTCGCGGCGGGCATCGCGGTTAATCATACGCTTCATCGACATCTGGCCTGCGGTCAAAAAGCTGTTGCCGACCGCGACCGCATCGGGCGATCCGCGCGAAAATGCAAATTCGGCCGCCACGTAATTGGCGAGCGCATCAGCACAGCGAATCAGTGGAACCAACGCCGTCCCCGAGGATGCGATGTCAGCCAGATAACTCGCATAGCGCACCCGGATATCGCGTAGCTGGTTGGCCCCAGGCATGTAGATGGCGTTCTGCCGCCACTCCCAGGTTCCCAGATAACTGGTCTTGCGTGGATCAGCTAGACCATCGTTGGATGGGTCCATTTGAGAAAACTGCTGCTGTGTGTTACTGGGGCGCTCCCAGACGCGCAACGGCATGATGCAATCGAACGGCAGAACTGGAGACGTGTAGTAGCTTGACCCGTCAAAATACCACTGGCAACTCATCCACACCTGAGAGGCCGGATCTTGCAGCGCCACGACCGGCAGATTGAACAAAACAGCTTCGTTCGTGAACGCCGGACACCCGGCATTGGCAAGGTCTTCCTGCAGATGCCGAAAAGCCGCGTTCAAGAGGGTGAAAGTATAAGGCTGCGAATCTGCCAGCAGATTGCCTGCAACCGTCAAAATCGAATCATTGAGACGAGCGCGGGCAAAGTTCAGCACTGTGTCGACAGAATCGAGTGGCAGCGCCGTTGCTGGAGGAGGAAGAACGGGCATCAGGCCGCCTGAGCTGCCTTGTAAGCCGCATACTCAATCGGGTAATAGATTTTTGCTCTATCCCAATCGACAATGGCGCCGCAGGACGTGCATTTCACTGCTTCCACATCCATCGGTTTCTGGCAGGCTGGGCAGTTCGCTACTTCCCGCGGCTCCTGTGTCATCCAAGGCTTATTCAGACCCAACGCCAGGGCCGCATCGCGCATCATGTCGGTCACTTCATGGCGCTTGTTGTTGCGGTCCAGAGCATCGGCTTCGTTCACGAGCTGCATCTGCCATTTACGTAAACCGGCTTTCGCCTTCTTGATCTGCGCCTGACTAGCGACTGGGCTTTCTGAAATGAATAGCCCTTTGTTCTCCATGTTCAGCGACGGATCGTATCCGCGCCCGATGAAGAGAATATCCATAGCCACAGCAACGGCGCCACCAGGCTCAAGGAAAATGCTCATCTTATGCATGTCGGTTGCCATGTAGCTGTGCGGCGCGCCATCGACGATATAAGGCTCCGACACGTTACCGTCTGTGCAGGCCGGGACATGGGCGTTCCCATAATCACCCAGAGCCCGGTCGTGGGGCTTCGAGTTGACGTTGAAAATGTACAGGCGGTTCTTGTCTGAAAACTCTTTGAGATATGGCGGAAAAGGATCGACCACCTTGCCGTTCAGCTTCTGCGCCGCCGCCATGACGGCTCTACGCGCGTCCTGCAGCCCCACCACGCTTGTTGCCATGCTCGTCTCCTGTAAAGAATGCGTTGTCGCTCATGGGAAGTCCGACATCCTCAGCTGAGCGCTTGAATTGAATGTCGCTGGCCTTCCGGTTGGGCCGGCGGCGAATGATCCCCGGTCTGTCGAATCCGACCGCTTCGCCCTTGAAAGCGTCCTGGGCCTCGGCAAATACATCATCGATACGCTGATGCTGGCGCGCCCGCCGTGCGAGCAGCGGAGCCATGATGGCGTCCTTCTGTTCGACACGGGTCAAATGGTTGGTTGCCCGGTTGGCGCGCACGTAGATGTCGATCATCGAATGGTCCGGCTCGAAGGGGAACGTGTAACAGTGAACGTACTTGCCCCGTTCCGGGTAAGGCCCGAGCTTCACCGCAGCCGTCATCTCCTTCATGTCGTAAACTTCCCGCGGCCCCGCGTACTCAGCCGAGGTCTGGAACTTTTCGAGCACCCAGGCATGAATATCTGGATACGAAGGATATTCGTCGAACTTGATTTCTTCTCCTTTTTGCACGCCCAGCAATTCCGTGATCGAGTCGGACCAGGCGACACGGAAAAGCGGCTCGTTATAGGCGTTCAACCCATAACGAGCCATCGGCAACGGCAGTAGTTGCGGAATCTTCATGCGCTCACCCGTGGCGGATGAGATAAGCCTCTGCCTTGCGGAACCAGTCCAGATCGGCTTCCATTTTGTGTAGAGCGGTGTTGCAGCGAACACAAAGCAGGTCGCGGACCTTCCCGGTCTTGTGGCAATGATCGACCGCAAGCCCATTCTCCCCGTTGCCCGGCGGAAGCCCGCAAATCTTGCAGAGATTCCCTTGTTCCGCAATCTTGGCGTCCCTCCATTCGAGAGAGACACCGTAGCGGCGCTTGAAGAAGGCTCGCTGCTGCCAAATAGCCACCTTCTCTGGGTGCGCCTTGCGGGTGCGTTCCGCATAGTCCCGATTCCATGCCCTGATCTTTTCGCGATTGTTCCCGCGAGATTTTGCTTGGTAGTTGGCCTGACGCACAGGATCTTTCTTGGCCCATTCTGCCTTGTAGGCCCGTTCGCAGTCTCGGCACCACGACTTCACGCCGTTTTTCAACTGCTGTTTGGTCGGCCCGAAACATGATAGTTCTTTCTCCTGCCCGCATTTCGTGCATTTCTTCATCCGATAGACCCTCCATTAAGAAGAGTCTATCAGAGTAGAAGAACGTTTTCAAGGAAAGTACAGGAGAGCCTGTAAATCCTTTATCGTCAGTAACCTACAGGAATTGCTACAGTATCAATGTAACATCCTGCCCTTACATTTTCTTGGCCTACTTGCGTCCCCGTCCATAAATAAAAGAACGAGCTTGATTTCAAGCCGCCACTGGCTCCATAGGCCGGGAAGATGGTTTGTCCGCCGACTTCGTAGTAGTCGATGGGTTGATTTTCGCAGCGGAACCACTCTTTCAGACACAACCCGTCAATGCGGCCCTGCTTGGCGTGGATATTGCCTTCACCTTCGCCGATGATGGGATAGCCCATGAACGTCTTGGGCGTGTGCTTCTTGAGCATGTCCTGCGAGGAGTCGCCGGAGAGTTGGTTCTGGATCACCTGAGACACCGCAATCCCGGTGTTCTCCCATGCAGCCATCATGTCCGGCCCCATGTTGAACTGCAGGTTCAGCTCGTTCGGCTTCAATGCGCCGATAGCGATCTGGATCTGAGCGCGAAGTCTGCGAGCCTCCGACTGCGTGAGGGCGTAGCCGCCGCCGTTTACATAGGGAGTGGTCAGTTTGCCGGGGTAGGCTGCTCTTGACAGACCCGCTACTGTCCCCGTATTCGAGGAAAGCTGATAGAGCAGTACGCCAAACAGCCCAGAGTTCGAAACGCCAGCGGACCCATTGACAAGCAGCGGCTGCCCAGCGGCGACCACGGGAGAAGTGACGGGCACAGCTCCGGTAAGCCAAAGGGTTTTGTTGGCGGCATCGACTGACTGCACCGTGACCGTGGCAAGGAACGTCCCGTTGATCGCGCTCCAGATGTCGATCGGCTGCTGGTCCTGGAATTGGTTGGCGTTGTTGACCACCAGCGAAGAAGCACCGACCGTCACGATGGTGTCGAGCGTGTTGGCGCCGTCGCCCTGGGTGAACACCGCTTCCATGTAGGTGTTGAAGTTCTCCATCGCCCGCTTCATGAGCAATTTCGAATAGTCTTCAATGGCCTTGGCGTCGGTGTTGGTAGAGATTTCGGCTTGCTTCGTCCACTGGCTGCACTGGAAGAAGTAGGTAGGAACCAGGGTCATGAAATCGGTGATCGGCGCAGAACCAGTGCCGAGATCGCCGCCGTCTGGATTACCGCTGGTGAATGTTCCGCCCGCGAGCAGTTCCAAGGGAACGCGCGTGGGACGCGAGGAAACGACCTCTATATCGGTCCTAGATTTGATTTCGTTCCAGAGAGTTGCGTCCAACTGGTACATCAGCGAGAGCTGAGGGCGTACCTTTTCATGCTGAAGCGCAAATGTTTGCGCAACGGTGCCTTGACCCATGATGAGTGCTCCTTGAAGCAATCACCGCCAGCGCACCGTTTACAGGCCGAACCTGATGCATGGTATTGCAGGTAGAACGCTATGCGATTGTCTTGATGTCCGTCGGCCTCAGAATTCAGCGTCTCAGGTGTTTGGTACCCGGTTCTCTCCGGGATGCAGGACGCCTTCAGCTACGACTTCTGGATATCGGAATCAGTTTAGCACTTCGTGTCAAGCAACCGCGCCCTGAATGACCTTCCGCCCATCTTTGTAAACCGCTTTGCCGTCCATCAGCATGGCGTAATCGGTTTTAGCGCGGTCAACCAGGCTCATGTCGATCTTTCCCTTGAGCTGCACCCAACCGACAGCTGGTTTCGTGGTAGTCTCAGCAGTCTTCTGCGCCGCCGCTGTCTTTTGCGCGGCTTTGGTCACGCCAAAAACCTTTGCGGCCTGGGGTACGAGTTTCGGAGCCAGTTCGTCCAGTTTGTCTTTCTCGAGACGCGCGAGACCCTCGCGGTCGCCGTTCATGATGAGATTCTGACGTCGTTCCATAAAGCGCGTGTCTTTGCCGAGAACTGCGCCGATGCGCTGCGAGATCCAGGCGGCAACCGAGCCCCTGCGATCGGGATCCATCGTGTCCCAATCGCCAAAGGGCTTGATTTCGCGCGCAATGATGGAATCGCGGTGCTTGATCGAATCGGAATCGACTGACTTCACTAAAAGATCAGCCTGCTTGCGGGCGAACTCCTGCTCACGCTGCGTCAACTGCTGTTCGCGCGCGTCGACCTTCTTTTCTGGCACCTTCGACGCCGTGGCGCGGAATCCTTCAGCCCAATCTAGAATCTCCTGAATGGCTGGCTTTGCCGCATCGCCTGCAGTCGTCAGAAGCCCCTTGAGCGCGTTCGTAAGCCCAGCCTGATCCATCGTGTTGATGATGACGCGGCTCATCAGGTGCGAATAGAGTTCGGGATTATCCTTGCCGACCTGCTGAAGAGCCAATGGCACCATGCGCTCAAATGCTTCAGGGTCGCCTTTAGCGATCCGTTCCACAAACTCCGGCTTGCCCTCGGTGAAGTTCTTGTCCAGCTCTTCCCACGAGGCAATATCATCCTTGGTCGCCTGCCAACCCTCGCGGCCGCCGACTTCCTGCGCAAATTTATGACTTTCGACCAGCGTTTTAAGGCCGCCCGCCTTCTGAATCTCGCGATTCTGGTATGCGGCGTCACGGACAAAGCCAACCAGCGCGGGATCGATCGCCTTGAGCGCCGCGACCTTTGCCGGGTCTTTGATGACCGCGTGCGCATCGAATTTTCCCGTGGCTTGCTGGTCAACATCTGTGACTGCTGCATCTACGCCGGGATCGGTGACCTGTGTATCGACTGTTGACTGAGTTGGTTCATTAGTTGAATTGTCAACTTGACTCGTTACTGCCGCATCCGTTGTAGCCGATGCGGTTGCTTCCGGTGCTGCTACTGTTTCAGGCATTCGGTTTCGCTCCTGCTGCTGGTTTCGCTGCTTCAGATTCTATCTTCTGCGCATGCTGTTCAATCAATGCTTGCGGATTTAACGTGATTCCAGCCTTTGCCGCCAATTGTAGCTGCCCATCTGGAGGTAAGTCGGCATAGTTGATGCTTTCTGAAGGGGGTTTGCTGGGAGCCGGCTGTTGTTGAGCCGCAAGAGCCTGTTTATGGGCCTGTCCGTGCGCTTTGACGTTCTCGATGCCGAGAATATTCTGCTTTTCCTTTTCCTGCTCGCATTGCTCGCTGGCTAGCCAATCTTGAATCACTTCGACGTGAAATTGGTGGAAATCCCACTCTGGATCGATCGGCACCGTGGGCATCGACTGTTTAGCGAGCGCCAATTGCGCCTGCTGGATCTGTTGCGGATTCGGCGGCGGCGGTTCCGGTTGCCCTTGCGCCATAGCCTGCTGAACCTGCTGGGCCATGAACTGCAGTGCAGCTTGCGGAGGCGGCAGCGGAGGCGGAGATTTAAGTAACTCCTCGATTTCCCGCAATTGCTGGATTCTAGCGTCCGCGCCCGGAACTTCAAGATCGTCATCCACCATTTCCTTAAACAATTCCTGATTTTCAGGCAGCGCAAGCATTTCTTGAAGCGCGGGAGACTTTGCCGAGGCCGTCAGAAGCGATGTAAACACCGCCCGACGCATGGCCCTGGTGTCGGGGAAGCTGGTATCGACTTCGGCATAGAAATCGCCCGCCTGCAAATCGAGTGTGTTGATTTCCTTGGTGGTGTCGGGCTGCATTCGGCCGCCAGGCACCGTTACGGTGAGCGTCTGCCCTTCCCCATTGGCTTTTTCGCCCGCCCGCTTCACCGCCAATTCTTCGAGCTCGGCTAAAAACTGTTGCGAGGCTCCCCAGGAGATCCCCATCTGCCCAAGAGCTTGTTCACGCATGATCTGGATGCCGCCCTTGGTCTCGTTGTGCTCATCGCCGGTTCCCATCAGCGCCGGCAGCGCCGCAGTGACCAGTTGCGCTAACTCTCCGGCCAGATATTCAATCGCATTGATCAAATCTGCGCTGATTTGAATGCTTTGGCCGAGCAAGACCTTTTGCCGGATGTCTTCGTTGGGCTGTAAGACAACTGGATTGCGGTTTCCGGGCTCGGAGCGGTGCTCCTGCATGGCCTGAAGGTCGTAAGTCTCCTTATCCATCCAGTCTTCAGGAATGCAGTACTCGTGCAACTCCTTGCGCAGATTCATCAGATCGTTGAAAGCGTCCTGAATGGCGACAAAAGCCTTCAAGAGCGATGTTCTGTTCTGCCCATCTCCCGGCTTGCAATGAGCGGCGCGAATGCGCTTGTCCATCGCATCGTTCCAAGCTCCGCAGTAGGCATCTCCGGTGACGGCTAAACGTAAGCCGCTAGGGAAAGCCTCTTTGATCCAGTCCTGCTCTTCCTTGGGCGCCGCTCGGTAAAACGCGGGTCGGAACAGGCCGATATGCTCGGTGACGAGGTGCTCCCACGTCTCGCCGGTGGCTGTGATGAGCTTTGTCCCCTGCAGTACGCCGATGCGGGCCATCCTCTCGTAAGCTGATTCTCCACTGGAGGCGCTGCCTGCCTTGATCTTTGAGTCACCCTTTTCATCCGTGGCATCGGGATACTTCTCCTGTGCAAATTCCTTCTCTAGTTCCTTCGATCGGACCGCGTAGGCCCAGTCTTTGAACTCCTGCGTGATGGGTACTTTCCATTCAAGAATGCCGCCGATTTCAAGCAATTCGGCGCCCAGAGGTTCGTTGTTCGAATCGTGCCCATATTTAGGATCTGGATCCGCATCGACAATAAGACCGACCACTCGTCCGTCCGTACAGAAGATGTCTGCAGTCTTGATCTGCTTTTCCTTGATGTCATTGACTTGCTCCACGCGATTCTTGTATTGCTCGGCAATCGAAGCCGCGGTGATGTCGACGGTACGCTTGGCCGTACGCGGCACCATGTGGGCTCCCACGGGATTCTGAGAGAGGGCTGCCACCAGCGTACGGAGAAACGCGCTGTAGATGTCGTAGACCTCGCAGTAACGCTCCTGGTCGGTCGAATTGAGGTCACCGCCCTGAAAGAGCGGCGCGAACATATTGGTTTGGAAGTTGAAATAGATATATTGCACCGAGCGCGCGTAAAACCGTTGCTGGCGCGCGTCGATGACTTCGGTTCTGCGGCTGTAGATTTCGCGCTGGAGGGCAGATTTGAGGAGATTCTTGAGAACGGTCTGCTTCTGCTCGGGAAGATCGGGGTAACCGTCTCCGCCCCAATCGGCATCGAACTTTGGCGGCGCGGGTTCTTTCGTATCTTCGGGCGGCGGCTCGGGCATCACCGCGCTAGTTGACATGAATCTTTTCCTCGATCTTATCCTGCCGCATCCCCATCAGGATCACGACCACGCACCGGCGTAGCGTCTCGCAGCAGAAATTCGTGCCATCGTAATTCTTGGTCTCACAATAAGGGCATTCGATAACCGGTAATCCGCCAACGGCGTCTGCATTGCGGGCGGCTAGTATCTGATCCTTGACGAACTTGATCTTGGCGCGGCTGCGGATGTCTTCTGCGGTGATCATCCCAGCATGCCGCCTTTCAGCTTACGCCGCGCTTTGGTTTTGATGGTATCCGCCTCGGAAGATGAGATGTTCCCAGCCCGCATGCTGCGCGTTGCACCGCTGATTGCCAGTCGCGCGTGATTCTTGTCCGGCACGGGGAAAGATCTACCGGGGCCTGCGAACGCGTTTTTAGGCAGAGAGCGTCTCCTTGCCGTCGATAGCAGGCTCATGGCTTCCTCTTCAAGCGCCGGAGTGCGCCTTCTTTCTTCTCAGGCAGCCCGCTGGTTGGCGTAGCGGCGAACTCGTGCAGCACTTCTTTCGGCACCCCGAGAAGCCCACGATTACGCTTATGGAGCTTCTCGGGAGAGTGTTCAGCAATTGCGAATAATTCTTGTTGCTTGCGACTTTTGGCCGGCATCCAGCACCGCCCTAGTACAGGACGTGCGTCGTTGAGGCGTAAACGGAATTTGCCGCGGCGTTGTAGCTGAACACGCCAGGGATGCCGCTGTAATCCAGCAACGTGACCAGATTCGACAGCGACTTGTAGGTCACCAGCGTCGTGAGTCCAGCCGAGTGGCCGCCGGCCCATAGGAACCAAGAGGGCGTGAGGGAAACCAGGCCGCCGCCCGCACCCCTGCGGTTGTTCGCTGCTTCCTGAACGCCGCCAGAACCCGATGTGATCGGTTCGCCCGCGCTGTGTGCATTGGCGAATACGGCCGTGAATGTCGCCGTGTTGGGAATCGAGGGTGTTGGATTGCTGACAGCGGTAATCACCACAGTCTCCGCAGTCGATCCAAGGCCTACATTCAGAACGCCGTTCACTACCAGCGGCAAAATCACGGTGCCGTCGGCGGCCACACTCTGGCCAAGTTCAACCTGATAGGTCTGCGAGCCGGTTCCGGTGTTGGCGGACGAAAGGATGAGGGCGTTGACTGAGTTTTTGAGTCCAAAAGCGAAATCCCACGCTGATGCAATTCCATTGCTGACTGATTGGCTCACGGTGTCTCTCCTTACGCCGGATACGTTTCTGTCACGTTCTGGCACGTCATGTCCACTTGTTTGAATTTGTTTTGAGAGTGGCACCCAAGACAAATACGGTCCGGCGGAAAGTTCATGTAAACCTGCCCGCAGACCGTGCAGTAGTAGATTCGGACCACCGTAGCGGCTTGCATAGGCGGTCCGGGGGTAGAGGGCATCACATTCCTAACGCGGAGCCGCCCAGCGACCCCATTGAATTGCCTTCGCTCTCATCATAGCCGACGCCTTTTTCGCCTTCGGCTCCCTCTTCGCCCATCGACTCGCCAAGATGCTGTTTCATGCCCTCGGCGTCTTCCATGTCGCGATGCTCCGGCTCGCCGCCAGTCTCGACGGAATGCGAACTGCCTGAAGAGCCATCGTGATGCGCGTGGAAGTGCTTCTCGCCTGGTGCGCCATGTTTGGACGAAAGATGCGCATGCATGTGGCCGATGGTTTCGTGCTCTTCCTGCTTGCCCTCGTGCACAGTGTGAAAAGAGCCGTCGCCGTGGTCGTGGACCTCGGTCATCTTGCCGCCAGATTCGCCCTCTGCCGGCTCCTTCGACGCCTTCTCCCCCAGTTTGGGTTCCTTGGCGCCGTGCGAGCGTGCCACTTGGTCGTTGTGGCGATACGTGCCTTGTCCGTCAAGCGGCATGGTTCTCCTTTACGCGACTTGCGACGCCACCAGAGTGGGTTCAGTGGGAGGCGGTGTTGTCTGCGGAATCTGGAACGACACCGGGTTGGACGTGAGAACCGTCACCCCATCTGTGCCCAAAGCCGTGAAAGCAACTTGCGCATCCGTCAGGGTGTCGCCGACCGGAACAGATGCTACGACCTGATTGTCCAGCGGGATTGCGCCATTGGTCGCGTCTGTGGTTGCGGGCGCAAAAGTGATGGACGGGTCTGAGGATGACCAAGTGAGTTGAGGGTTGTATCCCGCTGGGGCTGATTGGCCGGCTGGAAAGTTGAGAACGCCTGCGAATTGTCCGGTGGTGCCCGGT